GAAAAAGCCCCTGAAATTCACTAGGAAAATCAGGGGCTTATCGTTTGCGTTTGGTGGAGCCGGGGGGATTTGAACCCTCTAAAACAGGGTTTGGAAGCGTTCCCATACGTTCCAATGCCGCGGTTCTCGCTGTTTAGATGTTTCACTCCGTAGCTCTTCGTACCATTGATTTCGACACATTTTCGACAGGTTTCCGATGTTTGCTAACGACCGGAATCCGTCACATACAAGTATGTATATGGACAGAAAATAGCGTCGCTCTAGATTGTCCAGTGAACGGAGTGAGCAATAGTTAAGCACGTTGTTAGTTGCGCTGTATGTTATATGCGCGTCGCCATTGTGCTCTTGGCTTACATTGGCATCTAGATAAATGATCATTGAGATGACTCAGGCCTCTACCAGTTCGCTCAATGATATTTTTACTTTTGACCCTTTTGTCAATTAGGTTATAGCATTCTGCATAGAAATTCTTTACAGCGTCAGGTATGTTTGGTTTATATCCTTTTTCGATCTCTAAAAATCTTCTGATGCAGAGCACTATAAGATCGGATAGCTGGATCATCGGGTTCTTACAAGAGTCGATAGGGTGGCTGAACTCAACAATCCACTTAACCTTTTGGTTGGCAGGGACTTCAAATCGACGATTCTGAATGATTGCCTCAACACTTTCGTGATGCTCTTCTTTTTCATCAAGCACAATCATGCCTCTCGCAGATTGCCCAAGGTTTTCCTTGACGTGCCAATTCATGTAGGTAATTAAATAGTCGAACGAAAGCAAATAGGGATGCTTAGTGTTGAATACTGTCTGATATTGGCACTGAGATTGATCAAGGCAAGATTTTTCCACTGCAAAAAAGTGCACTTGGTGCCCAAGTTGTTCAATTAACCCTAGTAATGATCTTACGAGTGTCAAACGATCATTTATTGGGTGGTTATTAAAGAATCCTTGGCCATGCGGTGAAAGTAGCTCGTGAGAATGGATTTCAAATCCGGCAGGTGTATTTCCTTTGAAGTAGTTATCAATGATCTCGTCTAGCTTTTCTTTGGTGTTGTTCCACTTTTTGTCAGCAATACTCAGGCCACCCAATACAAAAATTGGCTGCTGTTGATCATTAAGATTTGCTCCTGAATCACCGCTCTCATCCAGGTAGAAAAAGTGCATTGCTCAATTCCCTCTTGGTAAAGATGACTATAAATAAAGGTCAACTTCTGGATGAAATCCGTCCTCTTGGGATGGGTTGTTTCAGGTCGTACCTAGTTTTATCAGGCATAAGCTGTCTTGACTTCAAATAAATTATCCCATTGGATTGAAACTGCTCGCCGCAGTGCAGTAACGTGTCTTCATTCGATCACTGCTTACCTTGCGATCATTGTCATAACGTGCACGCCAGATTCTGCACTGCTCATGGAAATACTGCTTGGCAGCCTTACGACATTCGCGGTAATCGATTGATCCGCGTCGGTGATTGGCGCAGACACTGGAACCATCTATGTGATTGTTTACGGATAGCCATTCTGCTAGGTAGTTTGTACCGCCATTCCAGCTTTTGATCCACTTAGAGGTTCGTTCGCGGTTTGCTCGATTGGTATGGCGTTGCTGTGTTTGTTGGGGCGCAGATACTACTCGATGGGGTGCTGGCGGTGTGTAGGTGTTGGCCGGTTTTTGCGGCCTGTAATTACTATCGTTATAAACAGTTTGCTTAGGCTGGCTCTGTTGATGATTGCGTGCATTAACACTCTCCCAAAAAAGTTCTTCTGATGTCTTTTGGGGCTGGTTTTGGGGAGTGTTATCGTTAGGGGTGTGAGCAGGTTTCTCAAGTCTAGAGGGTTGGCTGGGTTGTGGTTTTGGAAGGAAAGAGAGTTTATTTCCTACCATGTGTAAGGCCAACCCTGAAAGTCCTAGCCCTAAAGCGATTGCGAGCGACCATTTACCAAAGCTCTGGCTCCGCTTTCTTCTTAAGTATTCCGGTGCATCGTCCTTGTCAGCTTTCATTCTTGCCTTCCGTCCGTAGGGCATACCATCGCAGTGCTACTTTTCTAGTGATCGCTATCCCGCGTTTTGATTGGGCAAGTTTCGATTGGCTTCGTCATAGGACGGACTAGTTTGCCCAATTTCAGGCATAACTTCTCCGCTCATGAGCCACCAACGATACTGGGGATAGATTTTCCCTAGCTGCTCTAGCTCTTCTGCGCCAATTCTCGCTCTACCTCTCTTAATACTCTGCCAGCGGACGTAGTCCTTGCTATTGACCTCTGCCAACTCTTTCAAGCTGGTCTGATCGAGCAATTGAAGCGCTCTATTGGCCATGCCTTCAGCCATTGATAAATACCATTATGGACTATTGTCATAATTTCTGTTTTATGGATAATGTCCATATGGACTTAATCCATAGATAAATTTCGCTAATGCCACGAATAGTGACGGAATGAGCATGGAACTGGAAGAGCTTAACCCCAGCGCCCTGATAGGGCCGCAACAGGATGTGGAGTCCATCGAACGGTGGGCGGAACGCAACGGCATTAGCTATGGCACCGCCCGCGCCTGGGTTTACCGGGGCGTGCTGCCGTCCGTGAAGCTCGGAAAGCTGCGCATGGTGAATAGCGCGCTGCTTCGCAACTGGCTGTTGGAACAGGAGTGGACGGCATGAGCCGCACCGATCCGCAATTCAAGCTCCGTATGCCTCTAGCCCTTCGCGCTCGGGTTGAACAGGCTGCCAAGGCCTCTATGCGTTCCCTGAATGCCGAACTGGTCTTCCGTGTTGAGCAGAGTTTTGAAGGCGTTGAGGTAGCGCGCGTTCTGTCGAGCAACCCGATTAACGCGTTGCTGAGCTTCCTTGAGGGCTATCTGTTGCACGCGGCGGAGCATCCCAGCGAACCCTTCGACCGCGCCCTGATGCTGATCGATGGCCTCATGGACGCCGGCTACCTCTCCCAGCCGGAAGAATCCTATCTGACCGATCTGCGGGTTGAAGCTCTCGCCTGGGGCCGTGCTCGCCAAGATAAGGAGGAAGCTGACCATGTCGTCTCCGAATTACTTGCGCCAAACCCACGCCCCGGACTGCGCCTGCTCTGTGTGCTGGTCCGCAAGGCAGGCCATCCCATTGCACAGCCCGTCGCCGTGTCCGGACTGCCGGCCCCCTGGGCTGCCCTATCGGGAAGATGGCCGCTGGCTCTGCCGTCCCCGTTCCTTCTGCGCGAAACACGACCCGTCCCGGCGTCCGCCGAAGTACTGGCACGTTGTGTACGACAGCGGGAAACCTACGCCCTTCGTGCCCGTGCGCGAAGCATTTCAATTGGAGGGCTGACCCATGCTCGCTAAGACCCTGAAAGCGCTGCTCCTGCTCTGCCTGATCCAAGCCGCCCGCATCGTGGCCGATCCGGTCAAGGGCCGCGCTCCCGGCTCGTCGGAACAGCTTCACCGTTCCGGCGAACGGAAGCACGGGCGGAGCGCACCCTTGAACGCCTCCCCCCTGAAACAGCCTGCGCTTGGGAGTGTGGGGCAGCTCCTCCGCCCCGCGCTCCCGAGCCCTCGGCGGCAAGAGCGGGATGACAAGGGCAGAGCCCTTGGTGTTGCTCTGCGGGTTCCAAGGGGAAGCGTTCCCCTTGGCCGTCGGCGACGACGTTGCGATAGGGACCGTTACTCGAATGGCCTGAGACGAACACCCGTGGTTGGCTTGGTTCGCTAGCGAATAGAGCCCGGCCCGAAGGGATCGCCCGACAAATCACTTTCACCCAACACCGCTGAATGAAGGCGAAACAGCCGAATTTGCAGCAGCGGGACAACTCACGCCGAAAAAGGCGAATTGAAGGAGAAACACCGATGAACATGTTTGCAACCCAAGGCGGCGTCGTCGAACTGTGGGTCACCAAGACCGACACCTACACCTCGACCAAGACCGGGGAAATCTACGCCTCGGTCCAATCCATCGCCCCGATCCCGGAAGGTGCCCGTGGCAACGCCAAGGGCTTCGAGATCAGCGAATACAACATCGAGCCGACCCTGCTGGACGCCATCGTCTTCGAAGGCCAGCCGGTGCTCTGCAAGTTCGCCAGCGTGGTCCGCCCGACCCAAGACCGTTTCGGTCGGATCACCAATACCCAGGTCCTTGTGGATCTGTTGGCTGTGGGCGGCAAGCCGATGGCGCCGACCGCCCAAGCCCCGGCCCGCCCGCAAGCACAGGCCCAAGCCCCGCGCCCGGCCCCGCAGCCGCAGGGCCAGGACAAACAAGACAAGTCCCCGGACGCCAAGGCGTAAGCCGTAGGAGGCCGCGATGCTCCGCTATCTCTCGCTGTTCGCGGTAGGTCTGGCCACCGGCTACGCCTGGGGCTGGATCGACGGCCTGGCGGCCTCCCTGGGTGTTTGAGGACTGATCGCTATGTCAGGCGTTGTCGCTGTGCAGGTGTGTACCGCGTGGACCTCGACCTCCGAGGGCTTCATGGCGTGTCGCGAACTCGCATGGCAACAGGCCTACCTGATTCCGCCCGAGGCCGCTGGATACGTGGACATCCTGGTCAACGGTGGTTTCTCCCCGGAAGCCTTCGGCATCGGTGCCGCCGGCGTCTTGGGATCGTTCGTGACGGGGCTTTTGATTGGCTGGGTCGCGTCACTTCTTCGTAAAGCCAAGTAGAGAGGAAACACCATGAAAGCAATGAAGCAACGCATCGCCAAGTTCAGCCCGGTCGCCTCGTTCCGCAACCTGTGCATCGCCGGTTCCGTCACTGCCGCGACTTCGCTGCCGGCCTTCGCCGGGGTGATCGACACCAGTGCGGTGGAATCGGCGATCACCGATGGCCAGGGCGATATGAAGGCCATTGGCGGCTACATCGTCGGCGCCCTGGTGATCCTGGCCGTCGCCGGCCTGATCTACAGCATGTTGCGCAAGGCGTAACGGGTGCTCTGGTCGGTGTGGTTGGGGGCGTTTTTCGCCGGCGCCTTCATCACCGGGTACCGGACCGGCGAATTCTTCTAACCGAACAGACCGAGGCGGAAGCCCCCTCCGGAGTTTCCGGCAGGGGGCTTTTTTGTGTGGGGTCTTACGATGAAGTTTGCGAGCCTGATTCTGATGCTTCTCTTTGCCACGGTGGCGAGGGCTGAGGATTACTACTGGAAAATTCAGTCACTGCCTGAACGCTTTTCTTCGCCCTCGGCAGCTTGCGCGGCGTGGGCCAAAGCCACGGGGCGCCCTGGGGAGTTCACCTTCACCGGGTCTATGAAAGCCCGTGACCAGACCTCGTTTTGGTGCGAGTTCACGAACAACGAAACCGGCAAGACTGCTGCCGGGTATGGTCCTGCCGGACGCTATGGCGATAGCTGTCCTGAGGGGACGGAATACGATAAGGCGACCGGGGTTTGTAAGTCGCCTCCGCAAGAATGCAAGGAAGGCGAACTGTTCCCGGCCAAAGGCCCGGACTCTCCCGTGGTTACCTCGGGAGGCCGTAACTATGTCGGTGACGGCGGCGCCCCGACCGCCTGCTATCAAAGCTGTGAGTATGGCGGCAATCCCAGCCCGGCCAGTTGCTATCTGGTCAAAGGCTCCACCACGACCGGCTTCTGCAATTACATCCTCAAGGGCACCGGACAGAATTGCGGTGCCGATTCCTACACCTTCTCCCAGACCGGCGATTCGCTGAACCCGCCCGACACTCCGAACACCGATCCTTCCGACCCGAACGATCCCGGCTGCCCGCCCGGCTGGTCGTGGTCGGGGACTACCTGCGTCAAGACCCCGACCGATCCCACGGATCCAACCGACCCGACCACGCCGGGCGGTGATGGCGACGGCGGCGATGGCAATGGCGGTGGCGGCAATGACGGTGGCATCGGCAATGGCGGCGACGGCAGCGGGGGAGGGGACGGCAACGGCGGGGGCGATGGTAGCGGCGACGGTGACGGCAGCGGCACGGGCGGCGATGGCAACGGCACCTGCGACCCGGCGAAAGAGAACTGCTCCACCGGCCCCGAAGGCCCCGGCGGCGAACTCAAGGAACCCACGCCCGGCACCTGGGATGACGCCATCGCCACCTGGGAAAAGAAGGTCGAGGAAGCCAAGCAAGAACTCAAGACCAAGGTGAAGGCCAACGTCGGCCAGATGAAGGGTGCCTTCGACCTCAACCTGGCGGAAGGCGGCGGGCAACTGCCCTGCGAGTCCATGACCATTTGGGGCAAGTCCTACTCCCTCTGTATCTCCGACTACGCCGGCCAACTCTCCAGCCTGCGCGTGGCGCTGCTGCTAATGGCCGCGCTGATCGCCGCCCTCATTCTGTTGAAGGACTGACCCTATGGAATGGCTCTCCGGTTTTCTCGATCAGATCATCGCCTTCTTCCAGTGGATCTGGGATTTCTTCGCCCAAGGCATCTATGACTTCGTGCGCGACGGACTGGTGGTCGCCACCAAGGCGTCGATGTACGCCGCGCTCCAGACCCTGATCCTGCTGATCGATGTCAGCTACACCGCCGCCCGCGAACTGATCGACAGCCTTGGCGTGCCGCAGATGATCCGCAGCATGTATGCCGCGCTGCCGGGGCCGATTGCGGCGGGGCTGGCCTTCTTCGGCGTGCCGCAGGCGCTGAACATCATCATGGTCGCGGCGGCGACGCGCTTCTGCATGCGCTTCGTGCCGTTCATTGGGAGGTGATCCGTGTCGATCAAGATCCATCACGGCCCCAATGGCTCCTACAAGACCTCCGGCGCGATCCAGGATGACGCCGTGCCCGCGCTGAAAGACGGGCGGGTGATCATCACCAACGTGCGCGGCTTCACCCTGGAGCGGGCCTATCAGGTCTTCCCGGACCTACCCAACACGGCGGAAATCATCAACCTCGATCTGGAGTCGCTGGAAGACCTCGAAAAGATGCGCACGTGGTTCCAGTGGGCGCCCCGCGGGGCCTTCCTGATCTTCGACGAAACCCAACTGCTGTTTCCCAAGTCCTGGCGGGAAAAAGACCTCGAGCGCTTCGACTACCCCGGTGGACCGGAAGCCGCCCACGCGGCCGACCGCCCCATGAGCTGGCTCGACGCCTGGACCCGGCACCGGCATTTCAACTGGGACATTGTCCTCACCACGCCGAACATCTCCTACATCCGCGACGACATCCGCATGACCTGCGAGATGGCCTACAAGCATTCCAACCTCGCGGTGATCGGCATCCCTGGCCGCTACAAGGAGGCCCAGCATGACGCCCAACTCAACCGTCCGCCCGCCGATGGCACCATCATCGAGTACAAGCGGATCCGAAAGCAGACCTTCGCCCTCTACCAGTCCACGGCCACCGGCAAGACCCAGGACACCAAGGCCGGCAAGAGCCTCTTCCGGTCGCCTAAGCTGGTTCTTCTACTGGCATTGCTGGCCGGCACTATTGGCTTTGTCTGGTATATGGGGCCTCTGCGCACGATTGGCGCTCCGGCTGCTGCGACACCTGCCGACGCTCCTGGCGACCCTGCTCAAGCCCCTGCTGCGCCCGCTGCTGTGGCTGCTCCAGCGCGTCCTGCTGCGAATAGCTTTCTTCCTCCTGGGCTTGTACCTGATGGGCCTGCTGCTGCGCCTGTTGATCTGAACGCCCATCCCTTCGCCGATCGGCGGATCTCCATCCTTGCCCATGCCTACCGCAAGTCGCGGGGCGACATTTACATGTTCGCCCTGGACGATCCCACGGGCCGGCGCCTGGAACTCACCAGTTGGCAACTGATCGGCTCCGGCTACCGGGTAACGCCCAAGGGCGAGTGCGTCGTAGAGCTTCGCTATGAGGAGTGGAAACAGACCGTCACCTGTACCGGGAGGCAGCCCGGCGCGGTGGCCAGCGTCGTTCCGGCAGCGCCTGTCGTCGCGTCCGCAGACGCACCGGCCAGGGGCCAGTCGCCGCTGACCATCGTCCCCGATTCCGAATACGCCTCGCGGCCCTGGAGGCAGAAATGATCGATTGGGAATTCCTCGTTCCGGTGGCGATGGGCTGGGCGCTGCATCACTGGTGGACGGTGATGGCGGCGCTAGCGGCGGTAGGGGTGCCGCCATGAGGGGCGGGCCGCGCCGCCGGCCGGGAGCGCAAGGCATGAGCGATAGGCCGAAGGCGCGGCCGACGCCCCTGTAACACGTCAGATAAGCCACCTATTGCGGTTTCAATTCGTACCAATTTGGATCGTTAAAGATGAAGAAAATCAGCCATCAAATTCGCGTCAGTATCGAGTCGGACGGTCAGGTCTTGGAAAGCCCGAAAGGGCGGTTGTTCTTCGACGACACCACGGCTCAATTCACCGACCTGTCAGGCGTGCGCATTCTGCGGTGCGGCGTGGATACGGTGCGGCAGTTGTACAACGGCAAACTCCGGCCGGAAGTCATGGCGCTGTTTGACCTCTCGGTGGATGTGGTCGAGTTCGCCGGCTACGAGTGGTCCAAGGGCCGCATCGGTCGCGACTCCGGCTATCAGTACCGCCTGCAGAACGCTGAAATGGGTCTGATCCTGCTGATCAAGAACCACAACATCAAGGTCGACACCATTGGCTCGCACCTCAAGATCGAGGTATCGCCCCACGCCCTCGACGGCGCCGACCCGCATATCCTCCAGGGCGTGCTGGATGACTTGGCCGCAGCCGTGCTGAGTCACTGCGAAACCAACCAAGCCGCTGTGCATATCGCCCTGGACGTACAAGGCTGGAAACCGCCTCGCGATCTGGTGGATCGCATGCATTGCCGCTCACGTCGGGTGCGACAAATCAGCGGGATCGAGCGGATCGAATTCGACGGCAACGCCTCGGTCTACGGGCGTGGCGAGACGTACATGTTCGGCTCGGCCAACGGCCTGCAACTGTCGATCTATAACAAGACCCTCCAGGCTCGGGCCACCGACAAGCTCGACTATTGGGAAAGCGTGTGGGCGACCCTGAACGGGGATCCGTTCGGCGATGGCGACCCGGCCTATAACCCCCTGGAAACGGTGTGGCGGCTCGAATTCCGTTTCCATCACTCCATCGTCCAGCAGTTCTCTGAAGGTTCGCGTATGGCCTCGGGAGAGGTCATTGGCTGCCGTACCTATGAGGGCCTCTGCCCGCATCTGCAAGGACTGTGGAACTACGCCTGCGAAAGCTTCAAGCTGCTGAGCCGGACGGCGGTCTACGATCCGTTCTGGAGCCTGATCAGCCAGGACGCCCGCGTACAGGTCGAGTGCGATCCGCTGATCGAGCGCACCGAGTATCGGCGCTACTACAAGACCGCCAAGGGCTTCAGCGGGCGTAACTGCGAGATGTTCCTCGGCCAGTTCGTGAGCCTGATCGCGCGGGAGCGTGTCCCGGCAAAAAAGGCTATTGAGTCCGCCCGTAAACTGGAGTTCTGGCACGTTATCGAAGACCACTACCTGGCCAAGGGTTGGACTCGTCGCGATCTGGAAAGGCACATACACAAGCTGATGTGTGATCGGTATCTGCGGCGGGGGTATGCCGTCTAATGTCGATCACCAAGCTCCCCGATGGCCGTTGGTTCGTCGATGTAGAACCGATCAAGGGCAAGCGCTTTCGCAAGCGGTTCAAGACCAAGGGCGAAGCCCAGCGGTTCGAAGCGACGGTTCGCCAACGCTGCATAGAAAACCCGGCATGGTCCCCAAAACCGAAAGATCGGCGCCGATTCTCTGAACTGGTCCTGCTTTGGTATGAACTGCACGGCCACTCTCTGCGCGATGGAAAGCGGCGCTTGTCGAAGCTCCAGCAATTGACGGTTCGTTTGGGTGATCCGGTAGCGACTGCACTCGATGCGTCTAGCTATGCGCAACTGCGCCGCAAACGGCTAGAGAATGGGATATCCGGGAAGACGTTGAATAACGAATTGGGCTATGTGCGGGCCGTATTCAATGAATTGAAAGACCTGGGCCAGATTGACTATGCCAACCCGTTGGTAGGGGTGAAACCTTTAAAGCTCCAAGAGCGTGAGCTTTCTTGGCTGACGACAGTACAAATCACGGAGTTGCTAGAAGCGATTCGCAGCGGCAGTGACAACCCCCATACGGAACTGGTGACATTGCTTTGTCTTGCCACGGGGGCCCGTTGGTCTGAGGCGGAAAAGCTGATTCCACAACGGCTACAGGGCAACGTCGTGACCTATGCCGGAACGAAGTCGGGGAGGGTGCGCCACGTTCCGATCCCCACCGAGTTGGCCGACAAGATCAGGGTGCATTGGCGAACGCACGGCCTGTTCACGTCCTGTATCACATCCTTCCGCCGCGCCCTGGAGCGGACCACAATTCGGCTACCGAAAGGGCAGGCGAGCCACGCCCTACGACATACCTTCGCTAGCCACTTCATGATGAATGGGGGCAACATTCTCACTCTTCAGAAAATCCTTGGGCATTCGACCCTGATGATGACCATGCGATATGCACATCTTTCGCCTGATCATCTCCAGGATGCGCTTCGGTTTGGGCCGCTCTCGCTAATTAATCAGGTCCAGCCGTTGTGCTCTTCGCACCAGTCATGAAGCAGAATGATTTTCTCTAACTCGTAGGTGGCTCGAAAAAGAATCCCTTCCAGTTTGCGTCCACTTAAGCCAATAAAGGAGTTCGTTATGGAGTGGTCGAGAAGAAATTCATGCGCGATGTAGTTGCGCTGGCCGACGAAATTATCGAGTAAGGCGATGAAGTCTGGACGAATGCCTTTTACCTTGAGTTCGTTCTTGGTCATCCCCAATGTCCATTTTTCCATTTTCTCTGTAGGGACATTGAAGCGCCGGCCAAGCAGGTTTTTCAGCCCGAATTCAAGAATTTGGGCCTTCCCCATAAACATCGCGAACCTTTCCAGTAGGCTGAGTCCTTTGTAGCCGTCGATCTTTGCGTGTATGTGCTGAGAGATTTGCTCGGTGGTCAGCATGGGTGGATTCTCCATTCCTCGATCTCCTTGAAGTCATTTCGAGTCTTCGACTCTTTTTCGACAGTTGGTGCTAGAAAC